TCTTGTGTAGATGGTCTTCGTACTCACCGGTTTCATTATTTAAATATGTGTATGTCGGCATGTTTTATTTATAATCTTCAACTTCCAACAGAGCTTCCAGATCGTTAGATCGAAGAACATTTTTTAAATATTTTTCTTCTTTGTGCTCGCGGTATTCATGGATAAATTCTCGCTGATCGCCGTCCTGATAACGACGTTCTTCTTTGCGATAGTTACTTTCTCGTTTTGACTTACTCATACTTGAACCTACCTGGAAATGCTTCCTCTACTAACTTAGTTGTAATGCCTTTATATGGCAGCTTCTTCTCCTTGACGCCGAGCATCAGCTTCGCATCTTCTGGATGAATACTCTCTAACATTTCGATGAATATACGTTCACGCTTGATATTATGTATGTTAGCACTGCGACTATTCTTCGTAAAGATATACATCTTACGCATCTCTTGATACAAGCCACCAGTATTATCGATCATATCTTCTGGTGAATTAAAAGGAGGTGCGCCTTCAGGCAATTCAAAGACAACACGTACATCACATACTGCTTCTAAGATCTGCATAAAAGCATTGTTAGATTCATATTCTTTTAGTTTAGCGATCTTATTTTTTCGACCAGTTGTTTTCTCAATCTCTTTAAAAATATCGCTAATTAATTTTGCCATTTTAAAACTCCGAAATACATTCAGTAAGGTTCTTTAATTTATATTTGATAAAGTAATTAAACAACTTATCTCGTCCTTTATCAGATTGTTCTTCTATTGCTTTCTTTGTTGCTGTACGAATTCTATCTGGTACAGCATTTAAATCGATCAACATACGATTGCGCTGATAATTCTTGTTCACATCATCAGCCCAATCCCAGAAATGTAGCATTTTGAGTTCTTCCATTTTTTTAGATCGTAATGGCTTTTGACGAGCATTAGCTACAAACGTATCATCAGAACTTAAAACATTGGGGATACCGTCACCCGTATCACCTTTGAGTATGTGTTCTTGCAAGAAATTCTCTGGATCATTACATCTAATCCACTTCTTACGAGTAGGATCGTACTGCGAAACATTCGAGTAACGCTGCAATTGTTGAAAGTCTTTGTCGCCAGACAAGATGAGGATAGGGTCACCGCCGAGTTGGCGACCGTGTTCATGACAAAGGGTCGCAATGACATCATCGGCTTCGGCATGCTCAACTCGGACGGTGGGGTAAGGAAAGAATTCTGCAAGTTCATCGCGTACTGCATTGAGAATACGAAAGATTTCATTCCAATCGAGACCAGAATCTTGTCTATTCTTCTTGCGATTCGCTTTATAATATGGGAAGAACTGTTTACGCCAGTTAGACGTAGCATCGCATGCGATGACTAGCTCGCCGAACTCTTTCTCAAATTTGACTTTGTTCATGCGAATAGAATTAAGGATCATATGTCGTAGCAGATCTTCATTTGCGGTGACATTTTTTGGGCCACTTACCATCAGATTGGCGAGGGCTACTTGATTGTAATCTAATATAATCACTGTTAAACTCCACTTATTTACTAGTATATTCTACCAAATAAAAGTGGCTTTGTAAACCTAAAAATCGAATTCCAATTGAGTAGTGTCCGGATGTACTGCATCCCAGTATAGATTCTTTGCGAAGTGTTGAATAGGATGATGACAATCATTCATCTTATAGACAAATGATTTGAGAGTCTCGTATAAGAAGGAAATATCGTACACATAATCTTCATTATCTACTCGATAATCATTATTAAACATACTACTGAGCATCTCAGACAAGTATTGATCTGTGTCTAATTCGGCGACTTCTACTTTATCGTAGATATTAAAGCCATCTTCAATCGCCATCTGCTCGAAACGGCGATCTAATGGGAACTCTATTACATTGTCCATAAAACTATTTATGCAGTTTTATAATTGAACATGAGTCCTTCGTCTTTCGGTAGAGATTTATCTGTGATACCGTATTTTAATGAACCAATTAAAGCTTCCCATTCAGATTTTCTATTTTTCCAACTGTAGAAAGTATCAGCATAAACTTTTGTTGGGCTTGCATTTGCCTTCATCTGTTCATAATTTTCGATAGTCAAATCTAACATGTTGTAAAATGCGCCAGCATGGGCTTGCATATCTTCATGATACTGATACATGTTTGTCCAATGAGAAGCTGTTTCAAAAATACCACCATGATTAGAATGCACACAAATATTTTTAGCAGACATCGCTTCAATTAAACAAAGACATGATGTTTCTTTCCATGTAGTAGGATATGCAAAGATATGTGATTTTTGTAGAGCCTCGCGAATCACATCATTCGATTGTGTTCCGTGATTTGTAATACGTGGATTTTTCTCGAGTGTATCAAATATATTTTTAAAATCTTGATCTCTTACGTCCCATCCATATAATGCAAATGATGAATACACATCGAGATGAATGTTATCATATTTCTCACACAACTTATCAAAGACTGATGATAGGATATTCAGACCACGATGAGGAGTGGTATGATAAATGAGATTGATTTTATCAGTTGGCTTTTCAACATCATCGATTGGATCGATAAAGTTTCTCAACACTACACACTTAGATGGTGGAATGTTGTATCGATCGATATATCCTTGCATCTGCCAATTAGATACAAACACAAATCGATGAAACTTATCTTTGCCGTATTGAGTACCTAAAAATTCTGATTCGGGATCACCGGGTAAGTCATGAGCCCAAAAGATACGGATCACATCATCTTGCAATTCTCTTACACGAGATGATACGATCTGCACACCGTCGAGTACATCTTTATCTAACCTTTCGGCTAGTTTCATAGTTAGTACTTCTGTACCTCCCATTGACTTCTCATTGGTTTCATTTCTTTTAAACTCACCGTTGATGATCTCAGCCATTTTCTCTATCCTTCACAAGGTTATCATTACGTACTACACGCAAGTCGCCGTAATTACCTGCGTTGGTCTGCGTCTTATGTCGAAACAAACACAACGTATAGTTATTATCGTGCTTACCCATCGGATAAACAATCTCTTTCGTCTTTTTTACTCGCCAAACATCAAGCATCTAAACCACTCTCCAAATAAAACATAAGATCACCAATCATTCTATGATTGACAGTTGAAAAAGGAAATCCCATCTCTGCAATTTCTGGATGTATCTTTACGAGAGTATCTCGAGGAATATCTGTTTCTACCTCAATCACCTCGCATTTAACATCTTTTTGTTCGATATACATTTTTAACATTTCACAAGGCGGACATCCTGCCTGTGTGTAAACTATGATTCTTTTTTCTTCAACCATTTTCCGTTTATCTTCCCACCAATAAATTGGTTGTAGTACTCTTCTGTCAGTAGGGCTTCGCATCTGATTTGATAATCCATTTCCCAGTATGCACACTCTGTTTTTGTTTCGCAAAGATGAACCACATATCGTTCGAACTCTGCACCATTAGCTAGTTCTTCTTTTAGTTCTTGATTTGATCCGTAGTAATTTTTCCAGTCTGACTCGACTAATGATCTTCTCTTTCTCTTCTTACCTTTGAGAGGAGGCAGCGTCTTCTTACTCCAAAAAAACTTCTTACCGATATACTTGCGTTTAGTTTCTTTATTAATTAACAAGTATACCATACCGTAATAATTTTGTACATGCTCAGACTCGAGAGCCCAACCTTCTAATAGATGTATCCATGGGTTTTCATAGCTTGCAGTAGTTAACGACGACATTCCCTTCGTGGAAGATTCTTTTTGATTTGGCAAAACTGTCTGACCACCTTTGTTCGGCGCATAATGCATCTTCGATGATTACTCTACCTATGCCGACTTGTACTACGCCCTTTGCACATTCGTGGCAGATAGGTAATCCGTAAACATAGAGATGTGCACCTTTGAGTGAAACACCATTCTCTACAGCATTATATATACAATTCATTTCAGCGTGTACCACGAGCTCATACTTTGTCTCGCGATCGTTCAGTCTTTCTTCGGTGTCCATTATTCCTTTTGGGAATCCATTATATCCTGTGGCGAGAATATTACGATTACGACCAACAGCAACTGCACCAATCTTTTTCGACGGGTCTTTTGACCATGTTGATATGTGTTGTGCTAACGCTAAGAATTTACGATCCCATGCCGAACTAATACTATCTCTCACCACTCTAACTCCATGTCATCATCATATTCGAATTGTTGGTCTTCCAACGAGGCACTACATATCGGGCAAAACTCGATAGGCATTTCTTCATCGTCAAAGTTAGACTGACGTATAATCACATCACATTTGACTTCGCAAGATTTACAGTTAATCGTCTTCTTGTACATTTAAACTACCGTATTTAAAATTATTATCATTAGTTTTCTTGTAAATTACACCACAATAAGCAGGAGCACGATATCCCCATGATTTTCCTCTACTAAATTGAGTCGTACTATGTTTATGTCGATAGTAATCATTTCTATATTCAGAACTAAAATTAGATTTGTCAAACATATCACCAGTGCTAGTACCTAATCTTTCTTCTATCACTTCATAATCATTTGCTTTTGCCAAGTTTCCATAAAATGATGGAGAATAATTAAACATCTGACAATCAACCCATGAAAACCATGGATTAGCATGTACGTAAAATCCGCCTGTTTTTACTCTATTGTGCATATTTGCAAAGAAATTAACTTGGTTAAAAATACGACCTGACATACCAAAATTAAAAACAATATCTACCTGTTCATAATCATCAACTATATTTTCCCATGTATCAGTTGTTTCAATAAACTTTATACTTTTGACTTTTAGAAGCTGAAAAAATTTTGGTATATCTTTTGGATATGCATCGATTTGAAATTGATCGTAGAGCTGTTCAATTTTCGTATAATCGCTAATCCTATTTTCACCCAATGCAACAATCGATTTATCTTTTAAATTACAATGTTTATACAACAATTGTATCAAATTAACATGAAAATTATTCAAAACGAAAAATCCTTAAATGTGTCATCATCTACATCTTTCTTGATACCACCTACGATATACGAGGTGATTTCTGTTTCTTGTGGTGCAACTTGCACTTCAGCACCACTAATCCATTTTTGTGTCCATGGCAACGGATCAGATCCGCCTCGCTCATTAGAGAGGCCAATAGCATACATACGCTTATTACCCAACCACTCCACATACTCACCCAAGAGCTCAGCGTTCAGACCGATCATCGATCCTTCTTTAAATAGATATTCGGCCCATGCTTTTTCTTGATCGAGTACATCACGAAAAATTTGCTTCACTTCGTCTTGTGTATCTATGGCAATTTTGGCATAGACTGGATCTTCTTTCGGTAGCAGTTTGATCAGCTGTTGAGTAGAAGCCATATGCACGTTCTCGTCTCGTGCGATGAACTTAATAATCTTTGCATTGCCTTCCATCTTTTTCAGTTCAGCAAATGCCCAACTACATGCGAATGATACATAGAAGCGAATGCCTTCAAGCGCATTCACAGCATTTATTGCCAGCCACAGATTTTTCTCATTTGGATTCTCTGCAAGATTATCGTAGTATTTGGAAATAGATTCTGCGCAGTCAACAATCTCTTTGATATCGAGCATTTCATCAAATACTTTGGACGGATCTGAATACACATTACGAATGATATGTGTATAAGATCGGGAATGGATGGTCTCGCTAAATGCCCAAGTCACAAGCCAATTTTCAAGTTCAGGCAGTGAACATAATGGCATAAACGTTTCCACTGGTCCACGACCTTGAACTGAGTCGAGCAAAATCTGTCGTTTTAGATTGCTTGTAAAGATATGTTGTTCGTGTTCTGTAAGATTTTTAAAATCTTTACTGTCGCGTGTGACATCAACCTCTTCTGGTCGCCAAAAGAAACCGAGCTGCTTGTCGGTCAATGTCTCGAAGATACGATAGCGTTGCTTGTCATATCGTGCAATGTTTACACGAGGACCAAAGAATGCGGGTTGGGTTGTAAAGTCGATCTTTTCTGTATGGAATACTGACATTTTAGTTCCCGAAAAAGTAATTGATTAATCCGCCGAATAGCATAATACTTATAACGCCATTCAGAAGA